GCGTCATTTATCCCAATTAAATACCCAGAACCAAATTTATTTCCAGTTGTTATTTGTATGGAAGGAGAAAGCGATAGTGATAATGCGACAAACGCAAATCAATATTCGTTTCAAGGCGTTGGAATTTTTAATAAAATGAGGCATGTTCTAGGTATGAGCAATCTACAAGTTATTCATCCTGTAATACGGAACGATTATTACCCTCCGTACACAAATAAAACAACTGTAATTGCAGCAATAAATGGATTTTCAGATATTTTAAGCAACATTCAAACATTTGACACTAACAACGCTAGGTATTTGTTATCAAGCGATGAACAACACTACATTCCTCCGTTCAGAGATGATGCAGCTTATGACAACTATGGTACTGTTAATTCGATTGTAAATTTAGGAAATGATTTGGCCGACATCGCAATACAATTTATAACATGAAGAAATTTGAATTTACAGTAATCGGATATACAGAGCCTAAAGCAATAGGTTATGGAATAAATGTAGATATGGCATACGAATATCTGTTATATCAGTTTAG